GGGTAGGTTGGCCGTCAGCCTGACCAGGTAGCTTGTCTTGGGTACTCATGCGCGTTCCACCCCTCTCGGGTCATCGACGATGCCGTCGACCGTATCGTCGTTGACGAAGCGGAACTCTTTGCCGAACACCTTAACTCTGGTGCCGGAATAAGTTCGTAGGATTACCCAGTCACCCTCTTTACACCACGGGCCGCTCGGGAATTTCACCGGGTCCTTGTAGGCGTCAGGCCCCATAGCCACGACAAAACCGACGATGGCGCCGATCTGCTCTCTGGCTTGGACTGCCTCGGGGATGAGGATACTTCCGACCTTGTCTTTGGTCTCGGGCAGAGCAACGAGAAGCTTGTACCCAGAGGGCGCAGGCAAGGTTGATGCAACGCGCGGCTCTTCAGCCACGTCCTGTGTGTTAAACATGATGCTCCGGCATGGTTAAGGATGCGGGTGCGCAAAAGAAAAGCCAGGCTGCGGGGGAGGACCGCGACCTGGCTTGGGTGCTTTTGCGGCACCGAATGGGGGTATTAATGCCCCGGGCCTGGTGGCCCGGACGTATTCATATCAACATCTTGACGTTCGTCAAGCGTCGTCGTCCACGTCTAGCTCGTGCTTGAGGTCAGCCTCAGTATCCAGCAAGAGGCGCTCGGCTATGGCCAGGCCCTCTATCTTCCCGACCATCCGCTGGTACCTGGCGTAGTCCTCAGCGCTCCCTGTGGCAAGGTCATCGGCGACGTCGTTCATCTCTTTGCGAAGCTTCGCCCTCATTGAGAGGAAGATACTACCGATCATTGAATTTTGCCTTGTCTTGGGTGGCCACGGCCTTGGAAATGTCCGTCACTAGCTTCGCAGCCTGCGCGGCTTTCTGGCTTGTAAGCTGCTTATCGGACTTGAGCAAGTCGGCGACGATACGAGCCTTCTCGTTTTCGTCTCTGGCCATCAAATTCAATATATCCATCAAAGACTTAGAGGCATCAGCGTGCTGCTGGCCCTCAAGCTTCTTGCCCTGCAGAGAAAGCTTGGCCATCTCCAACTGGAAGAGCGGGTCTTGCTGGGTCTCTTGGGCTTTCTGCTGAGCGGCCTCGGCCTGATTCCCCTGAAGGACCTTCTGTGCCGCCTGAGACACAAGCTGTGACAGTTGCGCCTCTACACCTGGGGGCAGCTTCTCGTCCTGCTCCGGCAGGGCGACCCCCATAGCCTTCTCGATCTCGCCACGGTAAGCGAAGGCAAGATGCTCGAGCACGTGGGATGCCATAGCCCCCATAACAGCCGCAGCTGTAGGCGACTGTTGCACCATCGCCACAATCTTAGGGTCTTTTGCCGCAGCCATGTGAACGGCGATATGAGCCTGATGGTCCTGGATCAGGTGCGCCTTCACCGGCTTACCGGTGATCATCGCCATATTCTCCGACACAGGGTCCATAGGCTTGTGCTCGTCCGGAAGCTTCACAAAGTCCCTCGAGCCCTCGACGCCGATATAATCAAGCATCCGGCGATGCAACAGCGGCATGTCGTACAAAAGCGGCTGCTGCGAGGCTAGCTGCAGGACGGTCTGATACTGGATCACGCGTTGGGCCATGGTCGACGCATTTGGGTCTGACACCGGGATGATCGAGAACCTGTCGCTGAAGTCTTCTTGGCGGTTGAACTCCTCCGGAGCCCCGTACTCGTAGTTGCCATCCATATCCCTGACGATGTCGGAGATCAGCCCAAGCTCGATTCGCAAGGCCGCATGCATTCTGGCTTGCACGGCACTCATGACCTTCATGGTCCGCTCCAGGACGGCAAGGGTTGTGCCGACAGGCAGACCCTCTTGCAGGTCTGTGATGTCCATGTTCGGGACCGAGCCAACCTTGCGGGCCTCGTCCACGACACTACCCAAGAGCTGGAACAAGACCATCGACGGCTCTTTGAACGGCAGCGGGAAGATGCCGTCACGGATTGCGTTTGCCGGAACGTCGATGTCCCTAAACTCTCCAGGTCGCAGAGGAGAGTCATCGCCCTTAACCCGGAACCCACGCGCTTTGAACCCAGCAGGAAGAACCGATAGTGTCCCCGAATCTATTAGCTGACGCAGAAGAGACGTCGCAGCCTTGGTCAGCCCACCAACAAGGTGAACCAGACCATTGCCATAGAACCCCAAGCCAGGAAGATACTTGTAGTGCACGAAATGCACGCGCTTGGATTTTACATCGTCGGCTTCGAGCCAGTTTCGACGCACCGAAAGAATCTTGGACGACTGGTACTCTATCGTTACGACATAGGGCACAGCCACCCCGGTGTCGGTCAGAGAGTCTTCGTAGTCGTACTCGAATAGGTCTAGGTCGACATGCATCTCCAGTATCGTATGCCTGTCGTCTACTTCCATCGTCGGACGCTCTCCGACCAGCTTATCGATCTTCTGCCTGACATCGCTGTACTGCGCCATCGGTGCTGGAACATCCTGAGCCAGGTAGAACCCGCGCTTCATAGAGCGCTTAAGCTCGTTCGGCGTGCGCTTGAGGACGTGCGCGTACCGCTCGCACGACTTCAGATCGGATGCGCCATACGGGGCGATGAAATCTTCCGCAGGAACGAACATCGACACCGGCCGTCCCATCGCTTCGTCTCTGTACACCTTGCTGAACCCCGAACCGCAAAGAGCCGTGCGGTATAGCAGCTGCTCTTTCTCGTCCCGGTACTCCGACATCTTCTCGGTGATCTGATAGTTCAACTCTTTCTCGACGCGCGCGGCACGCTGGACACGCTCTTCGGTCTCTTCTCCGAAAATCTTCGTGCGAGCAGGTCCGGATGCCGGAAACAATTCCATGATCGCATGCGCCTGAAACTGGATCGCAGTCTCTTGCATGACGGGGTGGAACACGCCGGACGCACCAGGCCACGGCTCGGTGCGGTCATCCATCGTCATGCCAAGAAGCTCCATCCCCTTCATGAAGCCCTTCTCCCACTTCTTGCGGGACTCTTTGTCTATGTCGTAGAGATGCACTAGTTCCGTGGCCAGCTTGTTCCGTGACGTCTCCGACATAACTTCCGCAAGATTCCCGCCGAACTCTTCGACTTGAGTCTCGGCCTCTTCCTCACCCTCAACCAGCTCGACATCCGTCATCGCCTCTTCAAGGTCGGCGTCATCGATGTCCACGTCGATCATGTTCTCGCGCGGACCTATGCTCAGCGTTGAAGGCTGCAAGGCTTTGTCGACGTTCGGGCTTCCGGTCATGGCCATCAGTAGTAATCCGCTATCCTACGATTGATCACAGGCTTATCTTCTTCATCGTGCTGCGTTTTGACGATGCCGCCCTGGCGGAAGCGCAGCAGGGCTTGCGTTACAGTGTCGACGTAGTCATCATTCTCGCCTTGGGGGAAGGCGTTGCACTCTTCAATCACATCGTCCGCCCAGCGTGTCTCAGGAGCCCACACCATGCCAGACCTAAAGAGATCGGTAACCGCGTTAGCACGGGCGATTTTATCTTGACCTCTCGACGGCGTGAACTCCATGACCGGGATGCCCATGGCCCTAAGTTCGAATATCAGGGGGGCACCAGCCGCGCGGCTCTCTATGATGACCATGTCAGGCTTCTTTTCCCGGTATATTTTGCGGGCCATAGCCTTGAGTTCTGGGAACTCAAGCTTATCGCGCCACGCGTCGAGGAGGATCAAGTTTGGTACTGGCTTGTCGGGGTCTCCACCCATGAAGACCCCCCAGGTGGTGCAAGCCGAATAGTTGGCCCGCTGAGTTTTCAGATATGCGGTATCAAAGGAGAGGAGGATGCTCTCGCATTTTGGCGGGGCCGGTGAGTCCCACCGCTTCCACCAGTCGCGCTTGATGATCGCGCCTTCTTCGCTGGTCGGATTCTGCATGTACTGCGCGTTCCATCGCGCAGGCGAGATGTCCGCCTTAACCTTCAGTAATTCTTCAAGCGACCAGAACTCAGGCCACAGCGGCTGGCCTGACGGCATGATCGCTGGGAACTCGATCACTTCCCACTCGCTCGGCTCGTCTTTCTCTGCGGCACGCTTCAGCAGTTGACCGACAAGGTCCATCTGGGACCATCGTGTCATAACGATGCATATAGCCCCGCCAGGCTGCAGACGCTGCCGAGGACCGGAGATGTACCACTCGTACGTCTTCTTGTAGATTTCGTTCGAGTAGTTGCCTGAGATGGCGTCTTGTTCTGATATCGGGTCGTCGATGATCAGCAGGTCCGAACCCTTGCCAGTCACCGCCCCTCCGACGCCTACGGCAAAGTATTCGCCATTGGCGTTGGTGTTCCAGCGTCCTGCGGCCTTGCTATCCACCCGTAAGGATGTGCCGGGGAAAATCGCCTGGTACTCTTCGGCTCTCACAAGGTTACGGACCTTACGTCCGAATCCCACCGCAAGCTCAGACGTGTGAGATGCCTGGATGATCTTCTTGTACGGGTACCTTCCGAGGAACCACGCTGGCAAAAGATACGATGCGAACTCGGACTTGCTGTGGCGTGGCCCGAGCGTAACGATCAATCGCTTCAGCTTGCCGTCTGCGATGCGCTGAAACGCATCCGCCATGATCTTATGATGCCTACCCTCGATGAAGCCCGGCCATACCCGCTTCACAAACGGCATGAAC